TCCCATTATTGTACAGAACATTCGAGTTATAGTACCGTGAGATAGCATATCATAGTTTTTTACAAATTTCCACATTATTCCAACAAATCTCTCTATGTTTTCTTCCCATTCGCATAGCATGATACAATAGAAATAAAACGCCAAAGAAAGGAAAAGAACGCGAGCAATTACCAGAACGAATTGGAGCAGTTCATTTACGAGGTGTGCTACCATCCAATGTGGGAGAAAGCCTCTCAATATATATCCGAACACCCTTATGTGCTGGACTTATCCAGAAGCAGGATTAAATACCCGACCTCTGCTTATCTGGAGAATCTGTCGCTCGAATTCACATGCAATATTCGCATCGCGGAAGACATATTATCTTTCGATGCTGTTACGAATTGTTCTATAGCACTAATCGAGGAAACAGAATGGAACTGCGGCAATAGCGACATCATTCAGTGGCTGACGATTTCCTGTGAAGCGAAGATTACCGATCGACTTGAACATCTGAAGATCACCAATATTTGCCCTTATCAACGCGGTTATCGAAAAACGGCAAAAGGCACTTTCTCTTCCAACATTGTTCCATACATTAAAAAGGAAGATCTTGAACAGGAAGCTGAAGTTTTTCTGAAACAATACTGCCCCGAAGCCCTAGAACGACCAATGTGTGTTCCTATCTCGGCAATTGCTGAAAGTATGGGGCTTACAATTATCCAAGGTAGATGTTTGACGGATGATTTTAGCATTTTCGGCGAGATTTGTTTCTCTGCGGGAAACGTTGAGCTTCTTGATCTCTTTAAGTGCAGCAAGAGCACGGTTGAGGTTAGTCGCGGAACAATCTTAATCGATGCATATACGTTCTGGGAACGCAATCTTGGATGCGTCAATAATACCATTGCTCACGAGGTCTTCCACTGGTATAAACACCGAATGTATGCTGCTATCAAGCATATATTGCGGAAAGAACGCTTTGTGGCGTGTCGGTGCCCCTCAAACGCGGTCTATCCAGAGAAAGATATGCCTTGGACAGATGAACAGCGTATGGAATGGCAGGCTAACAGCTTGGCTCCTCGAATTCTGATGCCTCTTGCTACGTTCAAAGTAAAGGTTGCCGAGCTATATGACAAATACAGGATTGTAGAAGAAAAAGACGCTCAAAACTCTTTGCTTACGGAACTGATCGCGGAGGAATTAGCAACCTTCTATGCCGTTTCAAAGCAGTCTGTGCTTATTCGTATGCAGGAAGTGGGATGCTCTGAAGCGAAGGTGGTTTTGCAATTTGAATCCATCAATAAGCCACATTATGATATTGAAGAAGCAGATGCTTTCTTCGTTTACAGCACGAACGCTGAACTGCGCAGGCTACTGAATGATGGGTTGTTTGTTTACGCTCAGAAACACTTTGTAATCAACAATCCTGCGTATGTCTTTCGCACAGAAGATGGAAAGCCGGAACTGACACAGTATGCACTTGAACACCTTGATACTTGTACATTGTCATTTTCGTGGATCGAGGCACCCCAAATTGATCATCCCCATGTCCCGCTTGTTCTCATGCATAGGGCAAACACTTCTCAACGAGTATCGGTGTTTATTCCTAAAGAAAATCAAGCAGCGATTGTTCTCTCTGAAGAGCTCCAAAAGAAACGTGATGAATTTGAAAAACAAACAAATTCGTACCGCCTCGCCAATCCGCAGAAGACCGCATGGCAGCTTATGGGAGAGATCATTACACAACGCGGTATAAGCTCTCCGCATTTCTGTAGCCTAACAGAAAAGGTATCATGGCAGATGGCGACAAACGCTTGGAGCACGGCGCGAAAGTCTTCTCCTTTACCAGAGGAGAAGAGCCCGGGAACATTTTCGAAGATGGCGAATTTTGGGTATTGGCCATTGGTGGCACCCCTCATTTCCTTAATGATTCGTATTGCCTCAAAAAAGAGACTACTTCGTTTCCCTTCATGGAGACCGACTTGCTTTCCGGCAACCGACTAATCCTGACAGGGGCTGCCGAAAGTGATCACATCGACAGGAGCGACATGATCTCCATGAACCTTGGTGACGTTCCCGAGATGCACCAGCTGAGGGAACCGGCTGGTGGTAACGGCAATGGGATAGGGTTCAACTTCAGAAGCCCAGATTGGAACAATGCCATTCAGCAAACCCGCCAGTTCAAAACTGCCGCTTCCTGAAAAAAGGGAACCAAGCGTCATCATGGAGTTACCTCCAGATCGTCAAAGACCACAGGGATATGCGCCTTTGCCTGTGCGAGCATCAACGCCATCTATTGATTCATTTCGGGATATACACCCTTTCCTGTACGCAGCGAAAGCATGTGCCTCCACTGTCGAAGGTTGGCTTTCACAACCATATGCGTTGCGGTTGAATTGGGAAGCACTTTCCGGGCGTCTTCGGGGCGGCATCCACAGCGAAGCATGTAGCGATAAGCATTTTCGGAATCCTCCATGCTGAAGGCCCAGAATCTGGACGCGGTATCTGTTTCCTTGAAGAAGGCGGGACGGATAAAGGCAATTTCGCCATCCATGCAAACGTACCGCTGACTTTCAATGCAGAAGCTGGCAAGCCGGTGACGTGTGAGCTCTGCCATGACATCGCGTGAAGTGATCTATTCAGCGGTCATATCGCCGAATTCCAAAGGGGACATATGCCCGCGCTTGATCAGCGAGCGAACGAAGGCCGGTGCGCTGTTTGCGGTGATTTTTCTTTGAGAGGCATAACAGGTTCTACCGGCATATTCGATTTGCTGGAGAACTTCGCTGCCATTGCAGGGGGTTAGGATCTTTACGGTTTGCTGGATGATGCGCATGATTCTTTTTCCTCCAGTTCATCAAGCTCTGTGATTTCAGTATTCAATCTGGACATGAGCGTTCGGTAGGTCAAGGCGCAGCCGACCTACGTGCCGTCATCCTACAGCATAAGGCATTTCGTTGCACGACCAAAACTCATGTCCACATAATGTGACTGCTTTGCTTCTCGAGCAGCCTTTACCAGTCTTCGTGCACTGGCGGTTTGTGGATTCATCAGCAACACGATACGATTGGCACAAACCACGTTTCCAAAGCCGGCATGGATGAATTTCTAAGGGGGAGTACTCACATTTTCACCTCCTGATTCATAGGAATTGATTTCGTTGGCCGTTTTGTCGTGACGCAAAACGTCTGGTGGGAGCGACGAGATTCGAACTCGTATGCCGTAGGCAAAAAGTTTAGAGCTTTCCGCGTATGCCAATTCCGCCACGCTCCCGAACATGAATTCCGGGAGATCCGGAATTCAAGGCTGACTCACACAAGTATTTCATCTCTTGTGAGCCAAAGCTCAGAACGATCGTGGTCGGGCCTGGCTTTACCATCGAGAAAATGGTAACAGGGCTTTCTCTCCCAGTCGATCAGCCGCAAAATGGAACCGGTATTGAGGGGAAGACGCTTGAACAGCTCTTTTCGGATTTTCATTATGCCAATTCTGGCGGTGGCGATGCTGTACAAGCGCACCTTGGGGCTGAAACGATTATCAATATCCAGAACGGCATATTCATTCTTGAGATCAGCAAAGGTTGATATGGGTGTGCCGCAGTGCTCAATCTCAAAGCGCAGTCGTTCATACGCTGCCCAAGGAAGAACAGGAGCGGATCTACCGCAAATACGAGCTTCCAATCACGTGCCTCGTGGATTCCGCGGGCAAGAGTGTGCACGCCCTCGTGCGCATCGACGCGCCGAATGAGCAGGAGTACCGAAACCGCGTCAACTATCTGTTCCGCTTTCTGGAGCAACATGGGTTCCCGGTAGACAACGCCAACAAAAATCCTTCCCGCCTGAGCCGCATGCCCGGCGCAACGCGAAACGGCGTCACACAGGAGTTGCTGGCCACCCATATCGGCAAGCACACGTGGAGCGAGTGGCTGGAGTACGCTGAGGAACTGGCCCTTCTGCCCGAGCCGATTCGCCTGAGCGACGTGGAAACCCCGCCGCCTAAGCCGCCCGAGCTGATTCGTGGCATCCTGCGCCGCGGGCACAAGATGCTGATCGCCGGGCCGAGCAAGGCGGGCAAGAGCTTTCTGCTCATTGAGCTGGCGATCGCCATCGCCGAGGGAAGCACATGGCTGGGTTTCTCGTGTGCCCAGGGCAAAGTTCTGTATGTGAATCTGGAGATCGACCCGGCGTCGTGTATCGACCGCTTCATCACGATCTATGCCAAGCTGGGCTTTTCGCCGCCGCACACGGACAACATCGTCATCTGGAACCTGCGCGGGCATGCCCTGCCGCTGGACAGGCTGGTTCCCATACTGGTCAGGCGCATGAAGGACGAGCAGTTCGCCGCCGTGATCATCGACCCGATTTACAAGGTCATCACCGGCGATGAAAACAACGCCAGCGACATGGGCGCTTTCTGTAACCAGTTTGATAAGATCTGCACCGAGATGGGCGCGTCGGCGATTTACTGCCACCATCACTCCAAAGGCGCGCAGGGCGGCAAGAAGGCCATGGACAGGGCCAGCGGCAGCGGTGTGTTCGCCCGCGACCCGGACGCGCAGCTGGATGTCATCGAGCTGAAAAAGCCGCTGTTCAAGGAAGTAGAAACCGAGACCGAGGACGGTGAGGTGGTCGAGATCGAGCAGTTCGACACAGCCCGAACGGCATGGCGGCTGGAAGCGTCGCTGCGCGAGTTTCCGCCAATCTCGCCGGTCAATTTCTACTTCGACTATCCGCTGCACCCGGTGGACACGGAAGGCGCGCTGGCGTCTTTTCGCCCGGAGGGCAGCCCTCTTGGGAATCTGGACAGCAGTTCCAAGCGTACAACGCCTGAAGTCAGAAAGCGTCGACTGGATGAAGCGTTTGAAGCAGCGCCTAAAAATGAACCCATCACGATCAAGACTCTGGCCGAGATCGCGGGTGTCTCTCAGGATACCATGCGGAGATACCTGAAGGAATTTGAGGACGAGTACATGGTCTATCGCGGCACCGTTCAGGCGCGTCCGCTGCTTTCTGGCACATCCCAAGTCCCCTGAATGTGCCCACGAACCTTGCACAGCATAGGGCGTTTTCTTCCGAAAATGCGAAAATTGCAAAACCGCACGGATAGGAAAATCGCCCCTACCACGCGCATAACGCTTCAAAACAAACTTTCTCCATGGTAGATAACCAGATTTGGCAATGCCTGTGGCGCTGGGCAAGGCGACGGCACCCGAAGAAAGGTGGGAAATGGATATACAGCCGCTACTTCCATTTGGTGGAACAGCGCACATGGACGTTTGCAGTCCCGAGGTATTCACAGGAATCAACGAGTGAATACGACTACATTTTACTGGAAAGGGCATCCAATCGGGAAATAAAGCGATTTGTGAAAATCAAGTCCGAAGCAAATCCCTTTGCCCTCGAATGGCAAATGTACTTTGAGGAACGCGAGACGGACAAGCTGCGCGACACTCTGAATGGGCGTGTTAAGCTGTTGAACATTTTTCAGCGACAGAAGGGGCTGTGCGCGGTCTGCGGCAAAAGGATGACGGTTGAAACCGGATGCAAGATTCATTATCTCCGATGCGGAAATATCCGAACGAAGCAGATGGTTCATCCGTTCTGTCACAAAATGCTGCATGCTCAGGATTCTGAAACTTTTGAACCGGCTCCGCAGAGAAGCGGAGTTTCATTGGAGGCTTGAGCCGTATGCGGGGAAACCCGCACGTACGGTTCTTAGAGGGGAAGATGGCAGTAATGTCATCTTCCTACTCGACGTCTACAAGTGTTCCGAATCCCTGCGAAGCCGAAAGGCCAAGCAGTATCCGTCCCATTACAAGGACTCCCGCACTGCCCGCTATAAGCAGGACATTGCGAATAAGAAGGTCTGCGCTGACTGCGTTGGCCTCATCAAGGGCTACAACTGGACCAGCGGCGGCGTGGGCGTCAGGGAAGCCATCGGCACCGACAAGACCTTCTCCAGCAAGTATGGCGGCAACGGCTGTCCTGATAAGTCCGCCAACGGCATGTTCACCTATGCAAAGAGCAAGGGCTGTGCCTGGGGAACGATTGATACGCTGCCGGAGATTCCAGGCGTTGCACTTCGCTCCGACGGTCATGTCGGTGTGTATGTCGGTGACGGCTGCGCTGTCGAGGAGCGCGGTTTTTCGTATGGCTGTGTGAAGACCAAGGTGTCCTCCCGCAAGTGGACACACTGGTTTCAACTGCCCTTCGTGGATTATGGCGATGCTGTATTCACAGGCGGCTCTTATGTCAAGCCAGATACCGCAGAAACCGTGTACACTCTGGGCACCCGTACTCTGAAGAATGGCAGCAAGGGTACGGATGTAAAGGCTATGCAGGAATTCCTCCTGCAGCTGGAATACAGTCTGCCCAAGTATGGTGCTGACGGCGAGTTCGGTTCTGAAACTGAAAAGGCCCTCAAGAAGTTCCAGAAGAAGGTTGGAATCAAGCAGGACGGCATCTACGGCAGCGAGACCCATACGGCGCTGATGGACGCTGTGGCTGACGATGATGACGGCAAAGAACAGCCCGAAACTGAGAAACCGGAGGTGCAGACTCCTGCCACGAAGCAGGTGCGCATCGTCTGCGCCAGCGGCTCTGTCAACATCCGCGTGGGCAATGACACCAAGTACAGCCGCATCACCTCCGTGAAGGATGGTGCGACCTTCGAATGGATCGCCACTGCGGAGAACGGCTGGCACGCCATCGTGGTCAATGCTCAGGTGGGGTGGGTGTCCGGGAAGTATTCGCAGGTCGTCTGACGAACATATATAATGTAGAAACGCACATTGGGGCCGGAGCAATCCGGCCTCATTTCTTGTATATGGCGGCATAGATGGTCATGCCAGAAAGGAATTGCCTCGTGACAAACGCTGAGAAGCCTTTTTCGGTGCTCCTGAGATTTCCTAAGATTTCCTACCTTACCTCGAAATGCCTTGCTACATCTCACGGCGGTTTATTTGACGCTTACGGAGAGTGTGCCGTGAACCGGCAAAACTATCTCCGCAACCATTATGCAGAGCGTGACAAACAACACCTTTTTCTTTTCCGTTTTTCAGCATCCCTGCGCGACATGTATTTTTTGTATCATACATATTTGTTTGCGGGCTCAAAGTACGCTGCTTGTACTTGTCATTGACAAATACGTCAACAATATTTACTGCCATGCATCGCTGAAATATAATAAATAAGCTTATGTTTTAGAGAGGAGCGTGCGTGGATGAAACGCAAGCACTGCAGGAGAATGGCTGCTCTTTTTGCGGCGGTTATGCTGCTGTCCGCATTTCCGGCGGCGGCGGAACAGGCGTATACCACCTATACAAGCGAAGCGCTGAGGCTCTCTTTTCAGGTGGACGCTGGCTACAGCGTTACGGAAAGGGATGGCTATATATGGGTCTATCCCGGGGAAACCGCCTCTAATTTCCGCCTGACATGGGCGGAGGAGGGCGATGTGAACAAAGAGGACTTCTTTGCCCAGACGGGCGAAGCGCTGCGCGCCGCCATGGGCGGGAGCATGGTGTACGATCCCGGCACGCAGAGCCAGCCTATGGATATGCGGGGCATCCCCATGGACGCCATGATGTATGCCTATACCGACGCGCAAAGCGGCCAGATCATAGAGGGCGCTTATCTGTGGGAACAGCGGGAGGGCTACAGCATACTTTACGGCGCGGCATATATCCCGGCGGAGGCCGACGCGGTGCTGTCCGGGCTGGTGCTGGCCTCGCAAACGTTTTCGCCCGTTGCGGAGGGCGCTCAGGAAAAAGTACCGGAGGGCGGAGCACTTTCCGAATGGATGGCGGCGCTTTATCAGGACTGCATGGAGATCGCGCAGGCCACGGCAGCGTTTGCCCGGAGTTATCAGGCGTCCGTGAACAATGCCGATACGGCTTACGCCGCCGAAATGCAGGCGTACGCGGCGCTGTGCAGGGAGAAGCTGGAAAAGGTTTCCGCCTGCCGGAGCGCACTGGAGGGCATGAAGGGAATGGTTTCTGGCGGAGAAGGCGCCTTTCAGTATGAGAACGCGCTGGAGGCCTGCCGCATCGCGGAAAGCCTGCTGGCCTTTTATATCGGGTACTACGATTCCAGCGACCCGCTCGGGGCGTATCAGCAAAAGGCCGCGCAGGGAATGTACGCCTCGGAAGCCGATTCCCTCAACGCCATGTATATCGCCATGGGCGATGTCAAGGAGAATTATCAGGCTCTGGCATGCCCGCCGGCCATGACGCAGACATGGCCCTTGTATATCCGTCAGATCGACGCCTTCCAGGAAAAGCTGTATGCTGATTACAAGGCGGCGCTGCTGGACGACGCGCTGATGGATTTTTCCGCAACGCAGCTTCTTATGCGCCAGCCTTACCTGATGCTGCGCTATGAAATACTGATGTACGCCGTCATAGAGCAGCAGTTTGTCAACCTGGCCAACATGCTGACGCTGGAGGATGATACCGGCGAGCAGCAGATATGGGTGGATTACTCGATGGCCGAAGAAATCTATCCTAACCTGTATCCCTCCATGGATTCGGCGGTGAACCTGGCGCTGAGCACGGATGCGGGGAAAACCCGGCTGCTGGTCGAGGTGGAGATCGAGGGCTTTTCGCAAAAATACCAGCGGACGGTGAACGTGGGGCCGGAGATCACCTATCTGATGATCAAGCCCCCGGCCATGAGCGGCCTGACCAGCCTGGGAAGCGGACGCGAGACGCAGATCACGCTGCGCGTGACCCAAATGGATACCGGCGAACTGCTGGTCGCGGAGAGCAAAACGATCACGTTGCACAGCATATACGATTTTACGATGCTGAACAGCGAGTTCGGCGTGATCGAACCGTACAACCTGCTGGCGTGGCTCCGGCCCGACGCGGAGGAGGTTTTGGCGCTGCGGCGCGAGGCCATCTACTGGCTGGAAACCAACGCTGGCGCGGGTTACAGTTCCCTGCCCGGCTATCAGCTCGCCTATCCGGACGGTACCGACGAGCCATCTACCACCGTACTGCAGGCCATGGCCATACAAGGTGCGATCAGCGATATTGGCGTGCGCTATAACATGGGACCGTATTCCTTTGGCGGCTCACAGCGCGTGCTGACCCCCGATGCGGTGATCCAGAGCCGGTCGGGCATCTGCATTGAAACCGCGCTTCTGATGGCGTCCGCCCTGCAGTCGGCGCAGATGCACGCCATGATCATCATCACCCCGGGACACGCGCAGGTGGCGCTGGAAACCTGGGAAAACAGCGGCACGTACTACCTGCTGGAGACGACCATGCTGCCCTATAACGCGACCGAGGAGGAAACGATGGCCTTTGCCCGCTTCCTGACGGCGGACGAGTGGCGGGAGTATCTCTCCGGAGACGGCGTATATGTGATCGACTGCGACCTTGCGCAGACGCTCGGCATCCGTGGGCTTGCCTGAGCGGGAGAATGACAAAAGCATTTCGGGCGCGGGCGCGCTCTGAAATCAGATTGAGAAAAAAGGAGAGGATATCATGAAGAAATTATTGGCGGTACTGTTGGCGGCGCTATTGCTCGCCGCGCCGGCATTCGCCCAGACGGCGAGCTTGGCGGGTGAATGGACGATGACGAAGACAGTCGCAAGCGGCGTGGTCATGTCGCCGGAAGCCTATGGCCTCAGCATGACGATTGTCCTTAACCCCGACGGTACGGCTTTTGCCAGACAAACCATCAACGGTGCTCCTATGGAAGAGAACGGGACGTGGACGCAGGCCGGCAACACGGTCACGATCACCAGCCAGCTCACCGGAGAGGTTTCGACGTTCACGCTCCAGTCGGACGGCACGCTGCTGGCCATGGTGGACGGCGTGGCCATGTACTTTACGCAGACCGCAGCCGCGCCGCAGGCGACGAACGCGCCCGGCGGAGGGCTGCTGCCGGACGGCCTGCTGCCCTCCACGGGCGGCACGGCTCCCGCCACGGGCAGTTTTGAGGGCCAGTGGGTGCTGACGCAGGCTTCCGCAAACGGCCAGACCATTGACCCAGCGGCCATGGGTGTGCAGATGACCGCGACCTTCAACGCCGGCGGAAGCGGCACAATCTGGGACGGCGAGGAATCGCTCGCCTGCACCTGGGTGCAGAACGGCTCCACCGCCACCGTGACGGAGCAGGATGGATACACCTGGACGTTTGTCATGCAGGCGGACGGCACGATCAGCGTCGATGTAGACGGCATAACGCTGTTTATGGCGCGTCAGGGCGGCGCGGCTTTGCCCTCGACCGTGAATCCCCCCGCTGCTGCGGGCGGGCAGACCGTAACTGGAAACGGCTTTACCCTGCAGGTTCCGCAGGGCTGGATGGAATTGAACGAAGCCACGCTTCAGCAGCTGATACAGACCAACGGTCAGGCGGCTGTGGACGCTGCCGGGCTCAGCCAGCAGTTGCAGTATACCCAGTCGATGGGCATTCTGCTGTATTACTCGGCGGATCTTAATGCCAACATGAACGTGGCGCAGGAGAGCGCGCAGGGCATTACCATGGATACGCTCCCGACGCTGGAGGCGGACTACGCCGCCGCCTATGCCAGCATGGGCATAACCAATTACGATATGGCGGGCCCGGTGGAGTTTTCCGGAAGAACGTATTATACGGGCACCTATGACGCGGTTTATCCCACGATGCAGTACTATTACATCGTCAACAACGTGTTCTATACGATTACGCTGACGAACGTTTCGGACGCGGACGCGGCCACGATTCTGAGCAGCTTTACCGTGAACGGATAACGATACGGCTGAACGCGCGCCTCTCACCGACCCGGCGGGAGGCGCGCGGCGCAAAGGAGGGATTCCGATGTTCAGGCGCAGGCTTGTTTTCTGGATACTTACGGTCTGCCTGCTGGCCGTGGCCATACCGGCCATGGGCGAGCGCGCGCCGCCCTTTGACACATGGTGGGAAACGGCGGAGTATCTGCGCAGCTGCACGCAGGACAGGGCGAAGGAAATTCGCTTTACACTGTCGGAGCCGGAGGCTTTGACCATGCAGAAGTCTGATCTGCGTCAGGAGTTTTTGCAGATGGCGCCGCTGATGAGCCGCCTGTACGCCTCCATCGACTATGACAGGAACAGCGTGAAGGTTGTAATCACGCCGGTATACCGGGCGGGCGTAAGGATGCTGGACGCATGGAGAACCGGCGACGAAAGCGCGCTTTCGCATCAGGAACGGTCGGCACTGGATGAGGCGGAAGCCATTGTAGAGCGCTTACAGGCGCGGTACTCCTCCTCGCTTGAACTGGAGCGGGCGATCTTTGACGAATTGTGCGCCCAGTTGACGTTCAATGAGATGCTTGAAAAGGAGCCGGGCGAGGACGCCCCCGGCGTCAGCGCCGCCTTCGCGCTGACCCATGGCTGGGCCAACTGCCAGGGCTATTCCGACGCTTTCTACCTGCTGGCGGGCATGGCGGGATTTGAGGTGGGATTCCAAAATGGATACAACGCCGGGGTTCTGCATGCGTGGAACACGGTGGAACTAGGCGGGCAATGGTATGTTGTGGACGTCTCCACAGCGGATATTGCAGGCGACCTGGTCGCGCCGGAAACCGGCGTTTACACGCTGTTTAACGCAGGCCGCGACCGTTGCGCGGGTGCTCTTTCCTGGGATCCCGTCTGGGAAACCGCGGATATCGCGGACGGTTCGGGCGGCAGTTACTTCTTTCACGCGGGAATTCCCGGATTTGGCGCGACATTCGACGACCTGGACGCGATGGCGCAGTACTGCTACAATAAGCGCGTATATGACGGCGAGCGGGATATATGGGTACTGCTCCTTGGCTATGGTGAGGAACTGCCTATAGACGGCATCAACGCAGCGATGACGCGGGTGACGAACCGCCATAACGGCGAGACGCGGTGGCGGTTCTGGGGCTGGCCGACGGGGGGAGCGCAGTGCATACTGCTGCGCTGGGACGTTTTTTAACAATTACCAATAAGTAGACGGATCATGCAGGAGAAAAATGATGAAAAAATGGACGATGCTGCTGGCCTTGCTGCTGGCAACGGTGTTTTGCTTTCCCGGCGCTCTGGCAGAGCAGGAAGCCGTGGAATCCACAGGGGATAATGGTGGCGGGCAGTTGGTCTCCCATGTTTACGAGCCGGGCGATATTGCGTCCGGGCTGCTGGCTCAGGCGTTTGGGCAGGAACACGGTACAATGATTGTGGCGGAGGTACGCGGCGAGGGTATCCCCCTTGAAGCGGAGATGCCGGATCTCGTCCTGCGGCTGGGCGTGGCCTTCAGCCAGGGTGCGCGTCTGGAACTGGGCCTGCGGGAAAGCCAGGAAAACGTGGGCTTTGACATCGCGCTGGATGCGGACGCGCAGGGTTTGGCTATAGCGAGCGATCTTCTGCCGGATGAACGCTATACGATGAACTGGGAGACGCTGCTGGGAATGAATCTGGAGGAAATGACGGCCGGATTGCTCGGCACGCTGGAAATGCAGACGGCGCAGACGGCGGCCGCTATCAGCGCATTGGAACCGCTGATGGAGCCGTATGTCGCGATCGTTGACGAATTTATGCAGGAACTGTCCGTGAAGGAATTCTACGACGTGCCCGAGGAATACGGCTTTCCCGCCGTGGCCTACGAGATCTACATTACCTGTACACATGCGCAGGCGGCAGAACTGCTCACACGGCTGGCCGACCAGCTGGAAGGCGACGGGCAACTGGCTCCGGTGCTGGACGTGATGCTCGCCTCTCAGGGGCTGGGATCTGCCGCGATTGTGGAAATGATGCGTGGCGCAGCCGGGTCGCTTGCGCAGTCCGAAGGCCATTTCGTACTGGGCGCCGGGACGAATTATGATGCGGCTGCCGAGCCGTGGTACGTCATTGTTACCAATACGCAGGAGGACGGCGCGACCGATGAATGGTATCTGAGCTTTGAGCCCTATGCAGAGGAAAACACCCCGTATTTCTTCGACCTTGGCTATTCGCAGACGCTCGTGGACGGAAGCCTGGGCGACGGCATGCAGCTGATTGTGGGCATCTTAAGCATTCCGGACACTGCGCTGACGGGCTGGGGTGTGCAGCTGACCGTCAGCGAGGGCGAGACGGACACGGGGCTGCTGCGGATAAGTGCGCTCAAGAGACCCACCACCACGGAGGAAGGCCTGCCGGGCTATGGAGGCGAGGTCTACATAGGCGTCGGCAATCCGGAAATCGTAATGGAATACGAACATGAGATGAATGCGTTTATGACCCCCGACGGCGGAGAGGCGTTTACACTGGAAGGCACGCTGTGTCCGGACGCGGCGCAGAGCGCGGATACCTACGCCTTTACGCTGGAAGCGTGCGTGGAGCCCGGCCCGGACGGACTGCAGGGCAGGGGCAGGCTTATGATTGGAACGGAGGATATGCCTGAGCTGACGGGGCTGAGCTTTGAACTGCATGAGGCCGAGCCTCTGCAGCTCGGCGGCACGGATGTGGCGCTGGAATCCCTTTCGGAGGAACAGTTGAGCGCACTGATCGAACGGTTCACAACGGCGCTGTCGGGCTGCCTGGAGGCGATGCCGGTTCGGCAGACGGCGGAATAAGAAGCGGGGAGGGCGGCAATCGCTGCCCTCCTGCCTGTAAAAGATGGAGAAAATCGGAGGCATAAAGATCATGAAAGGATGGCTGGCGCTGTGCTGCGCGGTATGCATGCTGGTTGGTGCTATGGCGGCGGCAGAAAGCCCGACGGAGAACGGATTCTCCGCGCTGGAGCTGCCGGCGGACGAGATATTGGATATGAACCTTGATAGGAACCGCGGCACGGAAGCGATCCAGTGGACGCAGACAGAGGACGGCGCGGGCGTGAAGATGACTGTGGCTGAAGAAGATGGGACGCAGGCGGAATGGAGCATGGACTGCTCGCAGGCGCAGGTGTGGATTGCCGACCTGGACAGGAACGGTGTCAAGGAGATCTGCGTGAGCGGCGATCCCATGTCTGACGACGACGTAACATGGTGCCTGACGTATGAGGCGGGAGAGCTCAAGCCGCTGCCGTTTGAAGGCGCGGAATACGCGCAGGGCCGGATTACGGGCATGGACGCGGAAGGAATGACCATGGCCGGATATGTGGACGCGCTGGGAACCCACATGGGCATTCGCCGCCTGACGGTAGAGGACGGGAAGCTGGTCACGGTCGGAGACGGGCTGTGGCACTTTGAATACGACCTGCAAAGCGAGGAAACTTGGGCGCAGCAGGCTTTGACGGCGAAAACGGCAGCGCCGGTTACCTATGTGGATTTGACCGGGAAGGAATCCCGGGGGGAACTGGCGGCGGAAATAAAGATACTGATCACCGCCACAGACGGCGTTTCCCGGGCATGGTTCACCGTGCAGGACGGCCGCAGGGGTTATTTGACCATAGCGCCCGATGAAACCGCGGGCTGGGGCTATATTATCGGCGGCGTTGGCGAGCAGGCGTTGTTTGAGGGAATACGCTACGCAGGCTGAGGGCGCATACGAGCTTTCAGGGAAGGAGGGCAAATATGGCCTGGGATTTATCGGCCGACAGGGAACGGGAGCAGATGGAAAGCCTGCGCAATGCGTGGCTGGAGCGCGAGGAGGTCATCCTGAATCACTTCAGGGTGTCGGCGGCTATGTTTCGGTGGGGCTATCGGATACTGGGCATTATCGCCGCGCTGGTGGCGGCCATCATGTTGGCCGTGGGGCTGATTGAGAGGAATCTCATCGTTGTGCTGTTTGGCGTTGTACTGATATACAAAGAGATCAAACTCTGTAAGCTTAAATTCAACGGGAGCTATGTCAGCGCGTATGCGGAAGTGGAAGCGGCGGTGGCTGCGGTGCGTCGTGGAGAAAGCGGAAGTTTTCCGCCGGAGTATACGCCGGACACACAGAAGCTGCGCGAGCCTATGCTGGGCGCGATCTGTGGAAAACTGGCGGTTATCGCAGGCTTTCTGCTCTTTTGCGCGGTCGCATTCGCCGGAATGGGGGTTTTGGGCATCGCTTTTGTTCTGGTAGATGTGGATTTCAGGGAGTTTTTCTGGCTGTTTGTCCCTCTGAGCGTCCTTTTTGCGCTCATCGGGGCGCCGTTAGGGGCGGCGGGCGTCGTATACGCCAGGAGCGCCTGGGCAGTCAGGAAGCGATAAGAAAGGGGGAGTGGATAGAATGGAAGATACATGGCGCGAAAATCAGGAATATGCCCTGCGCCAGACGAGAATATGCTTTGTCGTGATGCGGCTTTTCCGGTGGCTGCTGGCACTTTTGACGATTGTATGCGTAGGGATGGGGATATGGTGGCTGCTGCGCGGAGAGACGCGCGCCCCGGCGGCTCTGGGCATGGCAGTCTGCGGCGCGGCTATGTGGATGCTGATAGGGGCGTTCATGAAACCGTATGCCCGGACTGCCGCTGAAATCGTGGCCGCGCTGAATACAGGGGGCCCTCCGGAAGGGGGATACAGCCCTCATACGGCGTGGATGGTAAACTGTTATATCAACATGCATCCGGCATTTTTCCTGCTCTTTGCCCTGCTTTGGCTGATCCTTGGGGCGGCCTGCCTGGGCGGGGGCGGATATCTGCTGGCTTCGGAGATAGGGTATCCGTCGCCCCACATACCGTCACTGGTGATGGGCGCCGGGCTGTTTACGCTGGGCGTGGCGCCGGCGGTGATGGGGCTGGTTTATATTGTTGAAGGACTTTCCGGACTTGGAAAGGGCCGCAGAAAACCGGATAAATGATCGCGCGCATTGGCTGGCATATATGAGGGAATGGGCTGCCGGCTTATATATGAGCGGAAAAGCGCAGTGGAGACGTGCGCAGGAATATAAGCCCATAAAGGAATGGATTATCCTTGCATTTTCCCTCTATCGCCTTGACTATGGGGCGCGCTCCCGGATGGCTTCTGGATGATGCTGACATACCATAACAGGAGGAAAACAGAATATGCTGAAAAGGATTATGCTGTTTTTGCTGGCAGCGTGCCTGCCGCTGGCGGCGCCGGCGCTGGCCGAGGGAGGAGAGCGGCCGCAGATCATCCTGATGGCCTGCTATCAGCAGGTGGGATGGGGCGTTTACGCAGATGCGGCGTTCCTGGATGAAGAGGGCGGAATTTGGCACTACGAAAACGAAATGGGGCTGCCCAGAGAAGACGCCGAACGGCTGGAACTGCTGGGTAAAACTGAAGACGTGGAGCACGTGGGGCAGTTGGACAAACGCAGGGTGGAGGAAATCCGGAGCCTGATCGCTGCCATACAGCCTGAAGAAGTGAAACGTGGTCCGGGACATATATTGGATTACGGTCTTGACACATACAGCGCCATCCGTTACGGAGACGGTGGAGAGGCGGAAATCATCTGCCTGGCGAAGTGGGGAGACTGGACCTATGAAAATACAGATATCAACGCCCGCGCGGTTTATCTGGCCCTGTTTACGGAAGTGCTGGGCAATGATCTGGACAGCGACGAATATGAATTTCTGTATCAGCCCACGCCGTTTGAGCGCATGTCTCTGACGGATTTCTGCGGCGTTGAAAAGAATATTTTTGAAGACGCGACGGTGGCGGTGCGGGAAAACGGCACGGAACGGACGCTCGAGGGCACGGAGGCGGAGGAAAAGCTGGCATGGCTTCAAAGCCTCGCGGTTACAGGCAAGCGCAGCGCCCTGAAACCTGAAGGCGGCGAAACAACGTACCTGCTGGTCACGCCGGAGGGGGCGGAGGCAGAATTTGTGTTCAGCGACAGTCTGCTGGCGCGGCCAGACGGCATGTATACGGTGGAAGCACTAAGCACGGAGGAACTTGAAAAGTTAGAGGACTTGAAAAATGCGCAGGATGCCATCGACAGGACGAGGGAAGGCATCAAAAAAAGAACGGAATGATGAAGCGCTGGATCGCTGCGCAGGAAACGCAGGCTTTGCCATCGAAAGGAACGGATTTGAAAGGGCCTCCTTTTCATGGTATAATCAGGGCAGGAAAAACGGCGTCCGGCCATGAGAAAAGGAGATAAAAGAGGTCATGCGATTCGAAGAGGCTCTTAACGGTTATATCCATCAAATAGGCATTACCGCAAAGGATCTGGCCGACGCCAGCGGCTTGTCCACGGCGGTTATCAGCCGCTACCGAAGCGGGGAGCGTACGCCCGCGCCGGATGGCGAACCGCTTCTCAATCTCTCCAAGGGGTTGGCTCGCCTTGCGCAGCGTAAAGGAATGGACGGATTTACACAGCCGGAGCTGCTTTCGGCCCTGCAAAAATCACTGAGATATGACGAAAAAGAGGGAAACCGGCTCGCAGTGAATTTCGATCTGCTCATCAATGTGCTTAACCTGCGTTCCAGCGATATGGCGCGGGCGCTGAATTTCGACCCCTCCTATCTGTCCCGTATCCGCACGGGACAGCGCACGCCCGCGAATTCCGCCGCGTTTGCGCAAGGTGTGGGTAATTTTGCGGCCCGCCGGTGCGCAGAGCCGTCTGAACGCGCTGCGCTTGCGCATCTGATGGGTGTGCAGCAAGGTGCGCTCAGCGAAGACGGCGCTTGCGCCTGCGAGGTGGCAAAGTGGCTGCTGAGCGGTGCGGCCAGCCAGAAAAACCCGATTATTTCCTTTTTGGAAAAGCTGGACAATTTTGACCTGAACGACTATATTCGCGCTATCCGCTTTGACGAATTGAAGGTGCCTACCGTTCCCTTCCAGCTTCCTACGACCAGGACATGCTATGGGCTGGAGAACTTCCGTCAGGCCACGCTGGATTTTCTCAAGGCCACGGCGCTTTCCCGGTCGCGTGAGCCGGTATTTATCTGCAGCGATATGCCAATTGAGGAACTGGCGCAGGATATGGAATTCTCCAAAAAATGGATGCTCGGACTGGCGGCAATCCTCAAAAAGGGACTGCGCCTGGATATGGTGCATGACCTCAACCGCCCCTTTGGCGAAATGATGCTGGGGCTGGAAAGCTGGATTCCGCTGTACATGACGGGACAGATTATGCCGTGGTATCTCCCCGGCAGACAGAACGCCGTTTACGGGCATCTGCTGTTCTGTTCCGGCGCGGTGGCGGTTGAGGGCGAATGCATCTCCGGGAATTTTGCTCATGGCCGCTACCTGTTTTCCAAATCCGGCAGCGATCTGGCATATTACAGACGGCGCGCCGAAGCCATTCTGAAAAAGGCGCAGCCACTGATGGATATCTACTGCGGGACGGCGGAAAACGTCTATGGCTCATTCCTTGCTGCGGAGGCGCTTAAGCCGGGGAAGCGCCGAAGTCTCCTGACCACCCTTCCGCCCCACACGCTTTCGGAGGAATGTCTATCGCGATTGCTGGAGAAAAACGGCGTTCCTGACAGCGATGGGCGGCGTATGCTGGAGGCCTGCGCGCAGATGAAAGGTTTTGTGGCGGCAATGCTCGACAACGGAAGCTACGAGGAAGAATTCCCCGTCCTGACGCAGAAAGAGTTTGGGCAGGAGAGCGTGTCGGTCGCGATGTCTGAGGTGTTTGCCGGGATGCCGGTTCACTACGACGAAGCAGACTATTGGGAACACCTGCGCCTCACACGCGCCTTCGCGCAGTCGCACCCCGGCTATACCGCCCGGGAAAATGGTCGTGGCGCATTCCGGAATATTCAGATATTCATCAGTGAAGGAAAGTGGGTAAGCATATCCAAGTGTAGAAAACCCACCATTCACTTTGTCATTCACCATCCGAAGCTGTGCGTGGCGATAGAAAATATGATTGTGCCCCTGAATGAGCAGGAGGCCGGCGAGAGCCGGAATCCCGACCGATGACAGCATTTTACAGGAGGAATCATCCATGAAGAAAAAGCGGACATGGACGGCGCTAATACTGATAGCAGCCCTGATACTGATATTCGCTGCGCCAGCGAACTGTGAGGCGGAGGACGCGCGCATTTTGCTCATGCGCTGCTACCAGCAAGACAGATCAGGCGTTTGTTCTGAAGCTGTCTTGCTAGATGAGGAGGGGTGCGTGTGGCAATATCAAAGCGACGACCCGCTGCCGGATACCGATGAAGAACGGCTGGCATTTCTGGCGGATTGCCAGAACGTGACTCTTGTCAGGCGGCTTGATGTGAACCGCGTTCTTGAACTGGAAAGCCTGATTGCCGCTGCGGCCGAGCCACAGATGGAGGATCAAGCCTTTGGGATACGCGACTACGGCCTGGATACATACAGCGCCGTGCGCTATGGCTCGGATGGCATTGTGGAGATCATCCCGTTGGCAATCACAGGCAACCGGGTGGTGGAGAATCTGGAGCCTAACGCCTATGCGCTTTACATAGCTTGCTTTACAGAGGTCATGGGTTACGATTTGGAAGCAGAGTTTGATTGCCCGATCAAGCCCTTGAACATCCGCCGTACTCCGCTGGCCGAGTTTCTGGGGGTTGATGAAGGCGTGTTTGAGGGCGCGACGCTCACCGCAAGCCGTTTGGATTGCGAGGCTGGATACATCGACATTGAGATTGACGAAGAGGAAACTGGGGAAAAGATAGAGTGGTTGTCCGGGCTTGTGGTGACAGGCAAGCGCAACGCCCTGTGTGTGACGGGAAATACGGAGGTGTACACGCTTCATTCGCCCGAAGGCGCTTTTCTGGCGAGATTTGAATTTTACCAGGGATTGCTGGTAATGGATGACGGCATGTATGCGGTCGAGACGTGGGCGGAGTGATTTTAAAGATGACTGGCTGACAACTCCAATCTTGGAAGGATGCTCATGCCATATTTCAGCACATATTTGGGACACATCAGCCGGGAAGAAACTCGCTGCCATATATCTATCAGGCAGATGAGAGATAGGATGAAGAAGATTAGAAATCCGGCCCTGTTTGTTCCAGAGCCTCAATGCATGAGAAGCAGCCTCCTCCCGTTCGATGATTTCTGCCAATGTTCTTGGCTGATAGTCCATCCAAGGCATCATACAGCCGACGTTGATGAACTGCCCGCGGACATGATGTCTTTCCGTGCAGGCATTGCGAATCTCTTCGCGCCATCGAAGAAGGAAAGTATTTTCACGGGTATTATGAACATGCCCATGAAGCATATAGCAGTTTTCATCATAATCAGCCCTATGAAAAGGGATGAGGTAATGGCACATAATTACATGCTTGCCGCTGTCGGTGATTTCCTTTATAGGTGCGATATCCTGAAAATACCGTTTGGTGGTCTGACTGAATTCTCTGGGATCATGATTGCCGCGAATCAGAACTTTTCCGCCGTTGAGCCTTTCAAGAAAGGCTGGCCACTGTGACTCCTTTGCCTAAATGAAATCGCCCAGTACATAGACCGTATCCTGCTTGGTAACCATGCTGTTCCAGCTGCGGATAAGTGATTCATTCATTTCATCAACATCAGCAAATGGTCGATTGTCAAAGCGGATTGCATTGGCATGACCCAGATGAAGATCAGCAATATAGTAGTTCATACATTTTCACCATAAGCAGTTCTGCATCGACCTCAACGGTCATGGTATCGGTAGCGCGTGCAAGATAATCACGGAGGATATCATGGATGCTTTCAGTTGCGGTTCTATTGTCCCTGATGAAAAAGTCAGGCGTCTTTAGCGCCGTCAGCATTTGAGCAATCTTTTCCGGTACCACTCTTGGCCTCCCTTCTGGCCCTCCTCAGAGCCTTCTGCTCCTCGCGCCATGCAGCCGCAGCTTCTTCAATTTCACGCATGGTCTTTTCGTAATCACCGCTCAGGCAAGCATGGGTCTCGATGGACATGATCGCGCAGTTTCGCTTGCCGCGGCGAGTGAAGAAAATGACATGCCCGGGCGTTTTCAAATAGGCCCACACTGCGGATGGCTTTCTGCGGAATTCAGTCACGCTTACATCTTTTGTTACGATCAGAAAATCCAATTTCCCGGGCTGATGAACAATTTCACTCATGTGAATTTTCACCTCTCTGCTGTATGTATTCATCCTTGGCGATGAGAATCTCATCAATCGGAACTTGCAGCATTTCTGTAAGAATGAACAGGTTATCGATTGAGGGAAGGTTCTTGCCTGCAATCCAGAAATATACCGGGCGCCGCTCTGCAAAGCCCAAGCGTTGCTGAACGTCCTTTGCAGTCAGTCCGCGTTCAGCCAGAAGCCGCTCGATGTTCTTTCCGGTTTTCACCAGATCAATTACTCTGCACATATATTATGCCACCTTCCGGCGCTCTTGTCATTGTAGCCGTACTACCATGAAACCCGTTATGGGCATAGGAAAGTCAGCCCTATGAAAATGCACCCAAAATGAAAAATAGGCACCCTGCGCAGGGTACCTACATTGTGGAGTAATCTGTAAATCCTCGCAACCTCCGTACGGATGTAATCCGAAAATTTCTTCTTTCGGCCCCGGGCCATCGTTCTTTCGCTGATAACAGCAAAACGAAAGCTGTGGGTGCACCAAATTCTTCGAGTTTTGCACCCACTTTGCACCCAACTGCACCAAATTCCAAACGAAAGCTCGACTAAAAAACGAAAGCCCCGAATTGTATTGTTTTCGCGGTCATTCCGCAAAGAAGCACCGCAATTTTGATACAATGGGTATCAGGATTGCGGTGCTTTCTTTTTGCCTAAAAGCCCTGATTTCCAGGGATTTCGGGCTTTTGAGATGTTTGCTGCTCCCCCAGTAGAACGATAGCCCACCGCTAATGATTACTTGCACACTGAACAACAAGAAGTATACCGTTGACTTCATCACCGGCCGTGCGCTTCGCGAGATGGAACCCGCCGCAAAGGTGTATGGCAAAATCGTAGCTCTGTCTCAGGCAGCTCTCAAGGGCGAGACCATCCAGACCGACGATCAGATCAGCATCCCGGAAGCGATGGATGTGATGATCCGCTGGTTCTGTATCCTTTTCGGCAACCAGTTCACTCCCGACGAGGTGCTGGACTACTATCCCGTGGATAGGCTGATGCACGATATCGCTCTCGCCCTCATGGCCGTGCAGATGCAGACTACCGGGGTGCTTGATGAGTTCCCTACGAGGGCAGCGCAGACGGACATGACGGCCCCGGCCTGACGCTGCACGACTTTATCATGGACACCTACAACTCTCTTCTTGAAGGCGGCTGGCGCATGAGCGAGATTGACAGCATGGACATGCTGGGTTTTCTCGGTGTCCGCGCATGGAACGCCCGCAAGGAGAAGAAAAAGAAAGAACCCCGCCGCGCGTTCATTGACGAGGTCTGGGGCAACCTTACGCCCACTGTTTAAGGCAGGTGAGAAATCTTGAGTGAAACCCTCCGCGACCTGGTTGTGTCGCTGTCCCTTCAGACGGACAACTTTACCCGCAATATCAAATCTGTCAATAAACAGATTCAGGAAGCGGAGAGCAAGTTCAGACTCGCCGCTGCCGGTATTGAGGGCTTTGAAAAGACCGCAACCGGGCTTTCGACACAGCTTTCCACGCTGGAACGGCGGCTTCAGCTTCAGAGGGATGCGGTCACACAGTATGAAAAGGCGCTGACTGCCGCAAATACCAAGCTGCAGGAGTGCTATAACCGCCAGAATGATTATGCCCAGCGGCTGACGGATGCCAAAACAGCACAGCAGGCGCTCAAGGAGCAGGTCGGACTTGCTGCACAGCAGTACCGTACCTTTGCGGCAACACTGGGCGAAACCGACTCCGCTACCATTGCTTCCAAGGCAAATCTCGATCAGCTGAAGGTCGAATACCGCGCCCAGTGTGCGGAAGTGAAGAAGCTGACCGGTCAGAATGCGGCTCTGAAAAAGAGTACGCAGAACGCTGCTGATGCTGTATCTCAGGCGAACATCAATCTGAATGGCGCCCGTGCTGCCGTCAAGACGACGGAGTCTGAAATCAGCAAGTGCAACCGTTCTCTGGCGCTGGCTCAGACCAATTGGGATGCCGCCGGAAAGTCCATTGAGCAAAGCAGGACGGCTATCACTACCTTCGGCAAGCAGATCAGCCTTGCAGAGAGCAAGTTCAAGCTGGCGGCAGTCGGCATCAAGGATATGGACGCCAGTGTCGGCGGCTTGACTGCCAAACTGACCATGCTCCGCGAGAAGCTCACCCTGCAGGAAAACACAGTCACCGAGTATGAGAATGCTCTGCGCGGTGCCCGTGAACAGCTGAAGGCGGCACAGGATGCTCATGATCCAGAGAAGATCCAGCAGGCATCCGATGCTGTCATTGATGCTGAAACTGCTCTCAACAAAGCAAAGACTGCTCTTGCCGAGGTTCGGCAGGAAATCGAGCAAACCAATAAAGACCTTCGCACCGCACAGTCTGCCTGGACGGAAGCCGGACAGAGTCTGGATGCCTTCAGCAAGTACTGTGATAAGGCCAGCAAGGTAACCGGAGCCGTTGGACGCACTCTGACCACCGTAATGACCACGCCGATTCTGGCGCTGGGATCTGCGGCGATCAAGGCGTCCATTTCTTATGAGTCGGCATTCACTTCCGTCCGCAAAACGGTCAATGCTACCGAGGAAGAGTTTGCAGCCCTGTCTGATGAGATCAAGGGCATGTCGACCGAGATCGCTACTTCTGCGGACGATATTGCTGAAGTCGTTGCCATCGCCGGTCAGCTGGGCATCGGTACGGATTATCTGACCACATTCGCGCGTACAATGATCGATCTGGGCAACTCCACCGATATTGTGGCATCCGAGGCAGCCTCTACGCTGGCGAAGTTTGCGAACATAACTAATATGGATCAGAGCCTGTTCGGAAACCTTGGCTCTACGCTGGTTCAGCTGGGCAACAACTTCGCCACAACAGAATCCTCCATCATGATGATGGCTATGCGACTGGCTGCTGCAGGTCATCAGGTCGGCCTTTCTGAAGCGCAGATTCTGGGCTTTGCTACGGCGCTGTCCTCTGTCGGCATCGAAGCCGAAATGGGCGGTTCCGCATTCTCCAAGGCGCTGATCAAAATGGAAGTAGCTGCTGCTACGGGAGGCGAAGCGCTTACCGACTTTGCAACCGTCGCAGGTATGACAGAAGCCCAGTTCAAAGCTCTGTGGGATGCTGACCCCGCTACCGCTTTTCAGGCATTCATTGTCGGTCTGTCCCAGATGGATGAGCAAGGCATGAGCGCCATCGCTACCCTTGAAGAGATCGGCATCTCCGAAATCCGTCTCCGTGATACTCTGCTCCGTGCAACGAACGCTATGGTACTCGCGTTTTGGGACGGAAAATCACGAGGGACAGCCTATGTAATCAGAAAGTGCCGGGAAATGAATGTTCCATGTAAGGTATTCATGCGAAAAAACGAATGCGACAACGAGGTTTAAATTGCTTGCTGCATAGAGGATACTGGCGGAAGTTGCGCGCTGACCACAGTCCACATGCGAACAATAGATGATATTACGAAAGAGCAACGAACAAAGCGCGGAATTGCTTTGCTCGTTGCTCTTTTTTGGTTTTGGGTGTCCACATTGCCGCTGCCTGTGTCCGAACAGAAACGTGTAGACCACAACAACGGAGGTGTTTCTGTGAACGACGCTCAAAGGCAGAAGATCATACAGCTGCGGCAAGCCGGTCAGAGCTTTGCGCAGATCGCCGATAAAGTTTGCCTGCCCAAGTCCACTGTGAAGTCCTTTTGCTACCGGCACACCGCCAGCGCCGACGACGTAAAGCAAGAACCTCGCAGTACTTTCTGTCCGCAATGCGGTAAGCCGCTCCCTAATCGCCGCTTTAAACCCCGGCGGTTCTGCTCGGATGAATGCCGCGCAAAATACTGGGCGGCACATGGCGACCAAATTGTCAGGCGCTCCGCGGTTGATATGACCTGCCCTGTTTGCCACCGGCATTTTCACGATTACGCCCAGCGACACAGAAAGTATTGCAGCCACGCCTGCTATATCGCCGCCCGGTATCATGGAGGGATTCCTCATGACTAAAGAACAATTCAGGCGTGAGCTGCTGTTTCGGGCAACCATGCGCAGCGTGGAACAGCTGCGCAGCTCAGGGGTTCTTACCGACAGCGAATATGAAAAATGCCGCGAAATCATGCTGCGGAAGTACGAGCCGCCCATCGGTAAAATTGTCTTAAACCGATCAGAGTCCTATTGACTTTCCAGCCTTTCAGAGTGATTGATTGTGTCGAAAGGAGGCTGAGATCATGGCCAAGACAGTACGACGCATCGAAGCGAAAAGCGCGGTCGATACCGCGCGCAAGCGCGTCGCGGCTTATGCCCGGGTTTCGATGGAAACCGATCGGCTGGAACACTCGCTTTCTAAACAGATCAGCTATTATAGCGCCCTAATCCAGCGCCACCCGGGCTGGGAGTACGCGGGCGTCTTCGCCGACAACGGCATCAGCGGAACGAGCACCAATCGCCCGGAATTTCAGCGCATGATCGCTGAGTGTGAGGCCGGGCACATCGATATCATCCTGACCAAGAGCTTTTCCCGCTTTGCCCGCAACACGCTGGACATGCTGGTAACCATCCGTCGCCTGAAGGAACTGGGGATTTCTGTTCGGTTCGAGAAAGAAGGAATTGATACATTAACGGAGAGCGGCGAGCTGCTGCTGACGCTGCTCGCTTCTTTTGCGCAGGAGGAAAGCCGCTCCATCAGTGAAAACGTCAAGTGGGGCGTTCGCAAGCGCATGGAACAGGGGATTCCAAACGGGCGATTCCGCATTCTTGGGTATCGCTGGCAGGACGGCAGACTGGTCGTTGTTCCCGAGGAAGCCGCCATCGTGCGCCGCATTTATCAGGACTTCCTTGACGGGAAGTCCCGCCTGGAAACGGAACGGGCGCTGGACGCGGAAGGCATCCGCACCATCAACGGCTGCCGCTTTCAGGACTCCAGCCTGAAATGCATTCTGACCAACATCACCTATACAGGCAACCTGATCCTTCAGAAGGAGTACATCACGGACCCGATAGACGGCAAGCGTAAGAAAAACCACGGCGAGCTGCCGCAATTTTTTGTCGCGGACACCCACGAAGCCATCATCGATCGGGGGACCTTCGATTTTGTCCAACAGGAAATGGCGCGGCGCAGAGCGCTCGGAGCCCGGGCAAACAAGTCGCTGAACATCTCCTGCTTTACCGGAGTCATCAAGTGCGCATGTCACGGGTGCAGCTTTGTACACAGCGCCCGCAGAAACAGAGCCAAAGATCCTGCCTATCATACAGGGACCGTCGTTTACTGGAATTGCGGCATGACAAAAAAGAAAGGCGGACACTGCGCAACCAAGGCCATCCCCGAGCAAAAGCTCAAGGCGTTCTGCGCGGATGCGATGGTGCTTCCCGCCTTTGACGAGACGGTCTTTACGGAGCGGATTGAGCGCATTACCATCAGCGGACAGCGTCATGTTGAGATCGCCTTCCGGGACGGTACGAAAAAGGAATTTGACTGGGAGTCCACCGGCCATCAGGAGTGCTGGACGCCGGAAGCCCGGGAACGTAAACGACAAATGATGCTTGAAAGGTGGGCAAAACAGAAATGCCAAAGGTAACGAAAATCCCCGCCACGCTGGCCCGCTATACCGCGATGCCCATATCTGCTCCCCGCAAACGGCGCGTCGCCGCTTACGCCCGGGTCTCCACCGACCGCGAGGAACAGCTGACCAGCTATGAGGCGCAGGTGGACTACTACACAAACTTCATCAAAGGCCACGCCGATTGGGAGTTCTGCGGCGTATACACCGATGAAGGTATTACCGGCACAAGCATCAAGCACCGCGAAGGCTTCAAGCAAATGGTGCAGGACGCGCTGGACGGAAAGATTGATCTGATCGTCACCAAGTCGGTTAGCCGCTTTGCCCGCAACACCGTGGACAGCCTGACGACCATCCGCAACCTGAAGGAGAAAGGCGTGGAATGCTTCTTCGAAAAGGAAAACATCTGGACTTTTGACGGGAAGGGCGAATTGCTTATTACCATCATGTCCAGCCTTGCGCAGGAAGAATCCCGCAGCATTTCTGAAAACTGTACCTGGGGCCAGCGCAAGCGCATGGCGGATGGTAAGGTTTCGGTGCCATTCGACCATTTCCTTGGCTACGACCGGGGCGAACACGGAGAGATGGTCATCAACGAGGAGCAGGCAAAAACCGTGCGCCTGATCTATGACCTCTTCCTTCAGGGACTCACGCCGCACGCGATCGCCAAGCGTCTGACCGGAATGGGCATTCTTACACCGCGCAAGAAAGAAGTATGGAACCAGGGCACGGTTCGCAGCATCCTGACCAACGAAAAGTACAAGGGCGACGCCCTCATGCAAAAATGCTATACCGTGGATTTTCTCACGAAAAAGCAGGTGGTCAATCGCGGCGTACTCCCGCAGTACTATGTGGAAGATGACCACGAAGCCATCATTGACCCGGAAACCTTTGAACTGGTACAGCAGGAAATGATCCGAAGGAGGAAAACGGGCAGCCGATACAGCGGCATCGACATTTTCGCCTCCCGGCTCGTATGCGGCGAATGCGGTTCCTACTACGGCGCAAAGGTCTGGCACTCCAACAGCAAGTACAGAAGAGTGATTTATCAGTGCAACCACAAATACCACGAGGGAAACAGTTGCAATACGCCGCACCTGACCGAGGATGAGATCAAGCAAGGGTTTGTCGTGGCACTCAACAGGCTGCTCGAAGGTAAAGCAACGGTCATCAGCAACCTGGAATCCTTGAGCTTGGTACTCTTTGACACATCGGAGATGGAAACCACCGCCGTGAAGTTGAAAGCGGAAATGGAGCTTGTACAGGAAATGATCCAGAAAGCCATTGCGGAAAATGCCCGCGTGGCGCTGGACCAGAAGGAGTACAAAGCCCGTTTTGATGAGCTGAGCCAACGGTTCGACACGCTCGAAAAACAGCACAACGAGTTGGAGCGCCAAATCGCCGACAGGGTTTCACGCCGAGTCGCCATGTACCAGTTCATCGGGGTTCTAAAAAAGCAGAAGGATCTGATCACGGAGTTTGACCCTTCCCTGTGGGGAGCCCTGCTCGACCACGCCACCATATATGGAAAGGATGACATCCGCTTCACCTTTAAGGATGGCACAGAAATCAACGCGATCGGATAACCGATTGCTCGCCGCCAGTCGCCCGCCTTCCTGGTGCGGGCTGGCGGCTTTTTTGTTTCACACGATGTTGATGACCTTCCAGCCCCTTCTCCCGGGCATGTTCTACCGAATAGACTGTGACTCCAGCTGACTTGTCAGATGCACTGTTTGACTCATAAGAGCAAACGGGTACAAAAATAGCATCCTGTGGCAATATACGCGACAGGATGCTTTTACTGGGCAAAAGTGAAGCCACTTTCAAATGCTTTGTTGGGTTGAAACCAATTGAGACCACTTACAAATGATACAGGCCATTGTATCAAAGTCGAGAGGGTTTTTTCGTAGACACGGCCGTCATAGGGCTGCAAAATCTCCACCAGCGTGCGCACTACGCAGGCGGGGGTGTAGAATTCTCCGGCGAGCTTGCCCTCCTGCTCGGCAAATTTGGACAGGCAGTATTCATAGGTGCGGCCCAGAATGTCCTTGCTGTCGCCGTGCTCCACCATCTGAATGTTGGTGAACAGGTCCACAACCTCGCCCAGGCGGCGCTTGTCCAGCTCGGGCCGGGCAAAGTTCTTGGGCAAAATGTCCTTGAGACGCTTGTTTTCCTTCTCAATGCTGCGCATGGCCTCGTCGATGACCGCGCCGATTTCCGGGGTATGCGCCGCGGCCGCGATCACCTTCCAGCGGGCGTTCTCCGGCACAAAGAAGATGTTCTCGGCGGTGTATTCGTCCTTGTCCTCCTCGAAGCCGTCGCCTTCTTCCACCAGTGCATTGTACTTGGCTTCGAAGCGGTCGGAAATGTATTTGAGGAAGATCAGACCCAGCACCACGGACTTGTATTCCGAGGCGTCCATATTGCCACGCAGCACGCAGGCCGCGTCCCAGATCTGTTTTTCAAAGCCGATGTTGGCATTGGTGTTTGTCGCCATAAATGACGCTCGCTTTCGTTTGTAATTATGAACGGAAGGACATAGCCCCCGAGGCCTCTTGTCCTTCATGAATGCAGGCATGCTCCGGCTTTATTGCTCCGCTGCAACGCCGGACTTCATCCATGCATCCACTTCGCTGATTTTAAATTTCCACAGCCTTCCGATTTTTGCAGCGGGCATGCCTCTTTTATCTATCCAGGCAAGCACCGTATCCCGGCTGATGCCGAGATATTCGCAAATTTCCTTCATGGAGCACCAGCGTTCGATGTAAGCATCCATTGATAAACCCTCGCTTTCGGGCAAATACATTCTTTCCCAGACATCATACTATGAAGTCTGTCTGAAATCAACGATTTTTGAAGGTTTATGTGGGATAAAGAAGTTTATCTTTGATTTCAATGTGCTTGCGACAAATGAAGTGGTTTCTACTGTACCTTGCCCACAGGTACGAAGCATATCCCTGCCCACGCTCTGCAAAACCGGCCGTCATTCTTGCGCATCCCAGGCGGCAATCCCTCCTCCCGTTTTTCTGCCGGTCCAAGCAGGACATAAACCGCATCGCCCGCCCCGCTTCCCCCGTCAGCCACGCCGGCAGGTATAACACACTACACCTTGCAAGCAAGGTCGTGTGCCAAAGGGGAGGCACAGGCCCCCTTTGGAAACCCCCGGTTTTGCCTGTGTTGGCCTTGGGGCGCATTTCTGCGCCCTCTCCATCCCTACAAAACCCAAAGAAACGGTGCAGGCCTGCGGACCAGAATAAAGCAAGCGGATATAAAAAATTCGTTTTCGGGTTGCGCTCCTTTGATATATGGGTTATAATAAAATCAACCCGCATAGGAGGTTGTTCCATGAAAGAAGTGGGTAAGCGTTTGAAAGCCCTTCGGGAGAGTCTGGGCCTTTCACAGGTAAAAATGGCCGAGGCCCTAGGCTCCACACAATCCAGCATCAATCGCTATGAGAATGGTCAGTCCACCCCGCCCGTGGCGCTGTTCCGCCGTTATGCGGATTACTTTGATGTGTCGCTGGATTATATCTTTGCCCGCACGGACAAGCCACAGGGGATCACCTACGCATTTAAGCCCAAAGCCGCCCCGGAACGGGAAGAAATGCGCCGTTTCATTGAAATGTGTTTTGACCCCCAATCGCTCATGCATGAGAAGCTGAAAGAAACCCTGTTTCGTATGATGGAGGGCGACCAATGAAGGCTGTGATCTACGCCCGCTATTCCTCCGACAATCAGCGGGAAGAAAGTATTGAAGGCCAAATCCGGGAGTGTACTGCCTTTGCCGAGAAGAACGGTATTACCATCCTGCGCCACTACATTGACCGGGCCTTTTCCGCCAAGACGGACAACCGCCCGGAATTTCAGAACATGATTAAAGACAGCGGCAAGCGTCTGTTTGATATGATTATTGTCTGGAAGCTGGACAGGTTTGCCCGCAACCGCTACGACAGCGCCCGGTACAAGGCCACACTGAAAAAGAACGGGGTCAAGGTAGTGTCCGCTACCGAGGTCATTTCCGACGGGGCCGAGGGGATCATTCTGGAAAGTGTACTGGAGGGTTATGCCGAATACTACTCCGCTGATCTGTCCGAAAAGGTAGTCCGAGGCATGACGGAGAATGCCTTGAAATCCAAGTATAACGGCGGCACCCGCCCTATTGGCTATCTGATTGACAGCGACCAGTGCTTCCAGCTTGACCCGCTTACCGCACCCTTTGTCCGGGAGGCATTTCAGCGTTACGACGAGGGGGCCACCATGACCCAAATCCGGGACTGGCTCAATGAGCAGGGCGTAAAGAACACACGAGGCCAGAAAATGACCTATAACAGCGTCCAGCACCTTTTGAACAATCGCCGCTATATCGGAGAATATACCTACCGGGATATTGTGGTGCCGGACGGTATTCCCGCCATTGTCCCCCGAGACCTCTTTGACCGGGTGCAAGAGAAACTGGCAAAGAACAAGAAAGTCCCGGCCCGCCACAAGGCGATTATCTGCTGACAACCAAGCTGTTCTGCGGCTATTGCGGGGCCTACCTCTGCGGCGAGAGCGGCACCAGCCACACGGGGAATGTCCACCACTATTACAAGTGTGTGTCCGTGAAAAAGAAGCGCACCGAGTGCCATAAAAAGTCTGTCCGCAAAGAGTGGATCGAGGATTTGGTGGTCAGCGAAACCATGAAAATGGTGATGGACGATACCGCCATTGAAGCCATTGTGTCCATGCTGATGGACTTGCAGGACAGGGAGAATGTCAACCTGCCTCTCTATGAACAGCAGTTGCGGGAGGCGGAGAC